CTCCAATCGCATTTTCCCATGTAAGTGTACCACTTAGAGTGTTCCAAGCCTCTGAGGCTGATACTTGTTCCCATTGAACTGCAACTTGGGAGAACTCGATCGGGCTCAGATTTATGGTTAAAAATAATTCGTTGAATCTAGTGCTCCAACGCCAGCCTTCAACATAACCCTCAAATTGTTGAGTTGGGGCTATCTGAACGGGCAAGTCTGTTATTCGCATTGGCTGACCTACAAAGATTTGCAACAAAGCATCTCGGTCTGCATCATCAATGGCTGAGTTAGTCAAAGGAAATGTAATGCTGTCAAATAAGGCTCTTGGATATGATCTAAGGGCAATAAAGCGGTTTGCCACGCTTTGAGCATCGGTAGCATCATGAAGGACTGTGTTTAAGGTTTGACCTCGATAGCCAAAAGTTGCAATACTTGTTAGATCAATTGCGCTTTTCTGTGATCCAAAATTATTGCCATAATTAATAAATACTTCATTGCGAACATCTGCTCCCCTAGTCAAAACTTTTAATCCTGAGCCAATGGCTGTGTTTGCTGAAATCTCTATATAACCATTATTGGCAAGATAATTCTGCCTGTGAACAGCATCGGCATACCCAATGCGACCTTCATTGTCCTCATATAAGACACCAAATGCGCTATCAGCAATGAGGCTTGCAATGTTATAGACAGTATCAGGGTTTGCGCCTCGATTTGTGATTTCATAAACACCAGGGCGATCAATCTCGCCAAGTCCTAGATTTTCAGCATTTGACCAAGTAATTGTTGGATTATAACCAGTCCAAGTTTCTGCTGCCGGCACTTCATTCCAATTGTTCAAAAATAAATCAGATAGCAATTCATATATTTGATCGCCGTCATCATCTCTAGCCAAGGTGCCATTGTAAATAACTTTGGGAAGTTTAGCCAATGATCCTAAAGCAATAATTGTATAAGTAAAAGTTTCGGCAATACTGCTGGCGGTTGCAACCTCTGTTGTTATATCGGTTATATTTCCACCAAATAAAGTCCTAAATGTGTTTGTGCTATCTTTTACTTGAAGTGTTAATCCGTCATTTATTTGTAAATCATAATTTTCATTATTTAAGGCAATCAATTCAATCTGTAAAAAAGATGGTGCTGGTTGTGCGTAAATATCATCTCTGCCAGATTGATGATTTATTTCAGAAATGGCAACATCGGTGTATTCAACACCATTAATACTTAACTTCCATTCAGGGGTAAAGACACTCATTATCTAGACCTAGTAATTCCACCATTGTAAAGTTGTGGCGTTGATCTGGATGCCTCATTATTTAATGTTTTTGTAATTGCTTTTGCAGCACCGGGGCCATCAACTGCATTTACTGTAATGTTATTTACTGTTGTGCCAGCCCTTGCTGCTCCAGCCGCCAATTGTGCGGCAGTAGCAGTTGAACCAGTTGCCGCTGCATTACTTCCAGAAACCGCACTTGTTGCAATTCCAGTTGCGATGCCCGCACCAGCCAACGCTAAAGTACCTGCAAGAATAGATCCTCCACCTGTCGCAAATGCGCTGGCAATAGATGCTGCTGTTGCTGCTGCTTGAATAGCCCTAAATGCTGCAACCAATTCCAGCAACGCTGCAATGTATGTATAAATTTTACTTGCAACAAATACAAATCCAATAACTTTACCAATTTCAATAATTTGATCTTTGGCTTCAATAACTGCTAAAGCAACAGATCTTAATTGCTCGCCAAAATTGTATGCACCAGTTGCTGCTTCATCAGAGCCTAAAGTTGTGCCAGTTAATCCTGCCACAAATTGATTTAATGCTGGCACTATATTTGCAAGTATGAATGCAGATAATTGTTGGACAACAGGCAATAAGGCTGCGCCAATACTTTCTTTTGCTTCATCGACTGCAATTTGAATTCTTCTAAATTGCGCTTCAGTTGTTTTGGCTTCATTCTCGGCAAAATTACCAAAGGTCTTTGTGAGGTTTTGATAAACGACATCAAAATCTTTTGATTTGAGAATGTTTTGGTCAATACCCAAACCAAGTCTGCCAAGTGATGTTGCATTACCATCATAGGCTTTACCTAAAGCATTAGATACGGCTTCAAGCGGTTTGCCTGTGGCTGCTGAAATATCTAAAGCAAGATTTAATAATTTCTGCGCTTCCTCAACATCGTTTGTGGATCTGACTAATCTTGCAAATGCTGGTCTTAATTCATCATCAGTAATACCAATTGCAATTGAGGTTTCATCAATGTAGTTGGCAACTGCTTTAGTCTGGGCAATTGTGGCATTGGTTGATGCCTTGATTGTTTCCTCAAGTTTTCTCTGAGCAGCCTCATCCTGAGCAGCATTTTTAACAGCCTGTACGGCAAATGCTGTGGCTGCTGCGCCAACGGCTGCAAATGCTAACGCTGCTTTTTTGGCAAACTCCCCAATTTGAGTTGCTGAATTATTGACAACTTTATTGGCATCATCTAAACCTTTTTTAAGATTATCAATGTCGGCTGCAAGAGATAGGGTTAAGGTTCTACTTGCCATCAGCAAACTCTTTTCTTATGTCTAAAATAATTTGTTCAAATTCTTTAATTATATCTGGTTGCAAATGTCTAACAGTTGGATAAATAAACCAACCTCTTGAACCCGGGCCTTTAGGCATTGGGCCTGACCATCTAGGGAACTGAGGATAATTCTTTGAACCAAATTCATGGGCTGCGCCAATACCAGTTCGATTGCCTTTTGTATCATTGCGAGTATTGAATTGAGTTGTTGCACCACCTGAAAATTTTTGTGAAGCAAAACCAAAAGATATTTCGCCAAGTAAAGAGGACTTTTTTACTTTACCGCCTTGGGCAATACGATCAGCAACCTTACCCCTTGATGAAGCAATCCTGCGAATTTCGGTTAATTCTCTTTGTGCCAATTCGCCAACTCTACGCTTGGTTTCCTCAACAGCAATTTCACTCATATTTCTAATTACTTTTGCAAATTGAGCAAGTTCCCTTTTATCATAGGCAATCAGAGGTTCGGTGCTAGTTGCCATTGCGCTTCTCCAATACCTCGATCGCTGTTAAAATATCCTCTGCTTCAACCCATTCACTCATTGGAATTTGTGTGGCTATTGCCAACTCAACCAATAATCTGCTTAGGCTTCCTGCTTTATGACTTTTGGGTCTGCATCACCAACGATTACATTGCTGACACTTTCCATCCAAATATCCATTGGTTTAACTGGCTTGGATGTACCAAGTTCTCGCTTATGTGCATGATAAGCCAAAAACATAAGATCCCAAACGCCCAACTTTTCGGATGCTTGACCAATGATAAATCCTGTCTGCTTTTCCCATTTCGCCCACTCAGGCGGTTGGGCAATATAAGTTGCTTGCTCGCCTGAGTTATATTCAATTGTGATTGGTAGTTTCATTTTGCTCCCGTTGTTAGATTTTAACTAAATGTTTCTACTACTGCGCCCTTTGATACTGTGAAAGTAAAGGAAACAGTTTGAGCATCAACACCAGATCCACCAGCTGTTGGAAACTCTGGCTTTACTGGAAACACAAATTGTGCTCCTGATGCTGCTGTCAATGTCATGCTGATGTCTGTGTCTGGTGCAGTTTCTGCTGCTGTCCATAGAGCCTCGCAAACTGAGTTTGCCTTGCCCCAATCAGCCAACATATCCAATTGGAATGTTCCTGAAATGTTTGTGGTCTTGTAAGCCTCTCCATCCATAGTCTGATAAACCTGACGCTCATTGACTTTGGTTAGAACTGCGTTTGTCGCTTGTGCTTGAATATCTGTTCCACCTGTGAAAGATAAACCAACATCACGACCGGTAATTACGACTGTTGCCATGATTTCTCCTTATGCTGTTTGTGTGTAGTAGGTAGATACTCGAACATCTGCGATAAGCAGCGTACTTGCACCAACTTGCTGAACTGTCGGTCTTTCGACAGAGCTGACAACATACCCTGTTGGGATAACTGCCAGAACACTCATTATTAATTGCTCGATGTTATCAAGCGATGCTGGGTTGCTGTTATATGCAACTGCAACTGAAATTGTAAAATTGATCTTTGTGTGAATTGTAGATTTGTTAATTGTTTCTAATTCTAAATATGGTGAATCAGGAACTACAACTACGGCTGGTGGAATAACTGTTTCTGGAACAAATGAATAAACATTTCCAGCAACACCAGCAAGAGCAGTTGCTAAAGGTGTGCGAATACTTGAAAGAATTGTGCTTGGCATTATTGAGCCAAACTGTCGGTATCCATGTATGAGCCTAGTAATCCGACACACTTATTGAAAAGAGATCGACCCATTCTGAATGGAGTTGATGCAAAATCTACGCCTTCGATTTGTCCTCCGCCGGCAAGTCTTGCTTGGAAAACTTCGACTGAAACTGTATAGACGGCTGACTGAACAGCTGCGTTTCCAACATAAGTTGATGCGCTAGAAAGGGTAGCAACTCCGGATGGGATGACATTAGCTTCGAGTATATCGGCGTTAGTGATCGATGCTGAAAAGGTATATTGTCCAAGATTGTCTGCCAAGACAGTTCTTGTGCCGTTGTATGGGCTTCCGCATCCTGTGATGACAACTGATTGTCCTTCGGTAAATTCATGAATTCCTAGTGTAGTAAATGTAGCAACATTGTCTGACAATGAAGTTGCTTGAATTGGTGCTTTGAATGAAACAAGCATTGGCAGAATAACAGTTTCTGCTGTGTCAATAATTTGGTTTAAATAAGTATCGTCATACAAGGCAGATGACACACCAAGAACAGATCTCAACTGTGTGGCTGTGATAATGCTTGGCATGTCATCTCCTTTAGGTCTCCCATTATTAGCTGCCTAGGATCGGGAGCAACCCTAGGCATTAAGTTAGGCTAAATTAGTTCTTGTTGAACCAAACTGCTCCACCAGCAAGTTTTACTGCTAGTGCGCCGTAGCCATAGTAAGCAACAGATACTTGACCAGTTGCTGTGATGTCTGAACGAAGTGTCAAGCGTGGGCTCTCGTACCATGTGAATGCATCTGGGTTAACTACGATCATTGATTGATCTCCAGTTGTGTATCCATCTAGTGAGCGAGATACATATAGATCTAAGCCAGCAACATTTCCACGAAGTGATGTAGGAACTACATTTCCACCTGCGTTTTGTGGTTGTGATGCGTTGTAAATTGGGCGTCCGCCATCGTTGTAGCCCATGATGTTGCCCCATTGAGTGCTGTTAACAATTAAGTTGCGAGCAAATCCCAATGAGCCTGAGTAAACAGATGCTGCTGCTTGTGAAACATATCCAAGCAAGTCAGCTGCTGTGTTATCTTTTGCAGTTGCTGCTAATGAGCATGAGTTGCCCAGAATTGTTGCAACATATGCATCTGTGGTCTTTGCATAAGCAAATTCCATTTGACGCACTAACTCATCGAAGAATGCAGGTGATGAACGATCTAGTAATTCAACTGAGAATGTTTGTCCGCCAGCAAACTTCTTTACATCAACAGAAACAAAAGATGATGTCATGTCGGTTGTATCGATTGCAGCAGCCTCTGCCTCAAGTGCAGTTGTAGGAACAGCTGTAATCTTTGGAATTTCGAATGTCATACCAGCAGCAGGTAGAGTGCCACGAGATAGAGCATCGATTAATCCACGATCAGCATTTGATAGACCATTGATGATCTCTGTTGATTGTGGTGTTGGAATTAAGCCAGCAACTGTGCCAGTTGTGTCAGCAGCCATTACATACTGACGGCTTTCCTCTGAACCTAGAGCAGCACGAACTGAGTGCTCCAAGTATGTTGCTTTTGAATTGATTGGTGAGCGTGGCTTTGTGTATGCAACAGATTGTGCTGCTACTACTGCCACAGGCTCAGACTTTGCAGCTTCTACCGCTTCGGTTGCGATAGGAGCCTCAGATGTAATATCTGACACTTTGTCCTCCTGTGTTGTTTGATCCTCAGCGGTTGCTTCGGAATTCTCTGGTGTATTTGTTGCAACTACTTTTTCAACTTTCGCTGAAGCAATTGCTGGATCAGACACCAAACTGACTTCATGTAATGAACTCTTTGAGATAACCATTGCTCCGTCTTTGTTATCCCATGCATCAACCATGACACCAACGGAGAATCCATCACGCAAACCTGTGGCTGCTTCCTCAAGTGCATCATCAGCTGCAAAAGTCTTTGCTAACTTAAATGTGCCTTCTAAACCTTGATCATTTGCAGTAATGTCAATTAACTTACCCAACGGGCGAGTTTTGTCATGCTCTAATAGCAATTTGACAGGCTTTGAGAAATCAATGCTGTCTTTTGCAAATACTGTTTTGCCGGCTGATGTATTTCCAGCCTCATTCCAAGAAACAATAGTTCCTGAGATTGTTCGCTTGTTTGTATCGGCAGCGGTTATGGTAATTGGGAAATTAATCTTCATCGGATTAAGTC